TTCTTTTGGATAAATAACAATTACCTTTTAAAAATAGATTTTACCGCAAATAAAAATACCCCCAGGTAGTGAAAAAGAAGTAAAACTATCTGGGGGGTTGTTAACTAAGAACTAGTTAATGTCTCTCTAATATTCTCGATAAACTTTTAAACAGAAAAAGTTTTTTTATAAATAATCCAAAAAGAAAAATTATCTAACCAGTATGTTTGAGTGAAACAAACTAGCGTTGGCACAAAGCTAGTATTTTAAACTGACATTTCCTAGTAATTAGGAAAGTTTATTTTTAATCATTATATTTGCTCCAGTTTAAACTAATAAATAAAAACATATAATGTCAAGATTAACTAGAAAAACAACAAAAGAAAATATTGATCGTTCAGCTATAGAACAGATAATAGTTACTGTAAAAGGGAGTGATGAATTAAAAAGAGCTAACTTTGCAGATATTCTATCTGAAAAAACATTAATATTAGGTAATGTAACACAAGAGGGGACTGATGAAGTTACCTATGACGTAGTATTTAACAATACAGGTAAAGAATTTACATTTACTAGAACTGGAGTAGGTACTTGTCTATTAACTAATATAAACGGAGATGCTTTATTCCGAACTAATTTATTTACTATAGATGCTTATGGTATTGCAGGGGAAGAAGATATCGAACCTAGTTATATTAACTACTATGCAAATGATGCTGCTAATACTGCTGCGAGTATAGTTACATATCAGATAGCAAATGACGCCTCTCCTAACACTGTAGCTAATACTGTCGGTGTAATATCTGACGCTAGGTACTTTGGATCACAACTTGTAATAAAGTTTTATTCAATATAATTATAATAATATAAATTAGGAATTATAATATTTCTTTGTATATTTGTATTAAATAGAGAAGAGATGAAAAAAGTAGTAAGTATAGAGGAAGCTACTGAAGAAAGTTTATTTAGAGCATATGTTCAGCTTATACAGCCTATCTTAAAACTGAGAAGTAGAGAGGTAGATGTATTTGCTCAACTGCTTTATCTTAATAATAAGAAGAAGTCCCTCCCAGATGTAGATAGATTTGATTTGATCTTTAGTACCAAGTACAGAAAGAGTATGGCTATTGATCTAGATATTAAACCTGAAGTATTACAAAATTGTTTCTCAGAATTAAGAAAAAAGAATCTTATCATTAATAATGCTATACCTAAAGGGTATTGGGTATTTCCTACAGATAATTCTTTAGAATTAGCATTTAACTTAAAAATCAAAACTAATGAGTGAAGAGAATAAGAAAGAAGATTGGTTTAAGATAGTACATATCTATAAGGATGCAGAGATTAATATTACTTCTGATATGGAACCCTACCAAATTGATGAACAAATGGCTATACTGGATGATGCTGAGAGCATTACTGTAAATAAATGGATTATACCTGAAGATGTATATTCTGTAGAAGAAGCCACAGAGAAAGCTAAGTTTAGACACGGTACAGGTGATCTTTACCTTATATATATCTCAGGAGATTCTCCAATGCACTGTGTAATTAAAGATATTGAAGATTTCTTATCAAAAGTAGGACCTAAGAGAAGGAGTTAGTGGCTATCGAAAAGATATACGAAATAGATGAGTATGTTAAAAAGATTGTTGACCTAGAGATAATACGCAAGAATCTTAAAGAATCAAGCAAAGGAACATTAGATTGGCGTACTAAGTTTGATGGTACTTTATACACATTAACAATATACCATATAAATGAACTTTAAGTTAAAGGCGATAATAGATAAAGTAGCAAAGAAGAATTTTCTTACTCCAGAAGAAGTAAAGAAGATCTTAGATTCAGAGTTTAAGTGTGCTAAAGAAGCAATGAAAGAAGGAGTACATGATGAGCCAGATACGTTTAAGAATATTAACTTTATTAAGTTAGGAAAGATATACGCTAAGAAGGGTGTAATAGAGAAGATGAAGAAGATGAAACAATTAAAAAAAGAAAGAGAAGATAATGAATAGAAAAGAAGCATTGACCTATAAGGTTAAAGAAGAAGCATTAACATCAAAAGGTGGTGTAGACTATAGAGAGTTTACAGCTAACGGAGAAACACATAGACTGTTTCATGAGTTAAGTAACAAAAGATTAGAGGAAGAGACTCAATTTGAGTTTAAAGTAAGAAGACACTATGTTAAAGAGTACACTCAGAATAGAGGTAGGTTTATATGGTTCTCTGCTAACAACGAATCTATTATGAACTATAAGTTACATAACATGAATCTACAGTTAAAAGCTGAGAATGGTAAAGATGATGATGTTTTAAAGAAAGCTTTGATGGATCTTAAACATGCTGAAGAGTTAGGTCTTAAAACTAACATGGGTACTTATAATAAAAAGGAAGTAGAAGCATTTGCTAAGAAGCAAGCTGCTGAAACTAATAGTGATTTTAAAGCTGAAGATATTTCTGAAGAAAAGATCAAAGAAGCCTTTGACGCTATTGAAAAAGATATGGAGGAGTCATGAAAATAGGAGATATCATATCTAATAAAGAGTTTAGAGAACTAAAGAAGACCTACCGTGAAACAACATTCACCGGTACTCATTATACTCTAGGAGGTGATTTAACCTTTAAAGCAGTAGGTGATGATTGGGAATTAGAATCTACTACAGAGTCTAGAATAGCTGATCAAGATACGGGTCACCCTAGCATACATAGAAAAGAGAGAAAACTTTATAAAGGATATTATGAGAACAAAAGTTAAATCAGAGATTACATGGAACTACGCTGATGATACATTGAATGTATTAGAGACATTGTTGTATCAGAGAATAGAGTTTGATTATGTAACTCTAACTATGACAGAAGATGAATATGCTTTATTCTACGTAGATGTAGATGATGAGACATTAGCTGCTAATAGATTTAGATTAACAGACTTCTCAGATGCATGTAACCCAGTGTGGTTATTTGATGGTAAATTAAAATTAAACATAAAAATAAGAGGATAATGAAGAATATAGTATCAGATAGAGCTGAGAAAACAGAAGCAGCTAACATACTTAAAACAGGACAAAAAGAACAGTTCGCTAATATTAATGCTAGAGGTGAATCAATAGATGAATGTCCACTAGTACCAGTAGGACCTAGTATATTTTTAGAGTATAATGTTAAAGAGGAGAGTTCTCTTGTATTAACTAAAGAAGATCAAAAACAATCACAGAAACCGCTTAAAAACTATTTTAAGGTTATTGGTGTAGGTGCTACAGTAAAAACTGTTAATATTGGAGATTTACTTATTCTTAGAAGTGACGCTAATATCGAAACGTTTCACACAGAAGATTTTAAAATAGATAACTTACCTGTTTATAAATATCATACTATATATGAACACGCTGTAGTACAGATAGTAAAACCTTTCTAGTATGCAGTTATTTGAATTAAAAGATTACGCTTTAACATGGTCACCTCAAGCACTTTCTTTGAAGGTGTTTGGTGATTTATGGAAGAGAGATAAAACTAAGAGTAAAGATATAGCTAACGGTGAGTTGGCTTTTATCTTTTATTTTGCAGATGGAAGATCTGACTTCAATAACATACTAGACGAAGATACTAGAATAAAAGAGATACTTGAACAGATAGGAGGTTTACCTGAAGATTGGAAACCTGACGCTAAAGTTAAAGTTGCTATAGATTTTTATAAAGAGAAAACTAAAACAGTTAGTTCTGTGTTACTAGAAGATGCTCAACACGCAGTTGGTAAGTTATCTAAGTTTCTTAGAGATGTAAATTTAACAGAGAAAACTGAGAAAGGAGCTTATCTTAATGACGCTAAGAAAATAAGTGATACTTTAAAAACATTACCTAGTGTGGTTGATTCTTTACAAGAGACAGCTAAAAAAGTTAAGAAAGAACTTCAAGAAGCAAGTGGTGCTAGAGGTAGCGTTGAAAAAGGAATGTTTGAAGATGATATGTAATGATAACAAATAAGATCCAAACTAATGTAACAGATGAGCTACTTAGTGGTTTAGACGCTGAACACGTTGAAATATTCTATGAGTACCTAGAAAAGATACCAATGATCAATAGACTAGTATCTGTAGACAGAAGGTATGCCAGTGACTTAGAGAGAGACGCACAAGATAGAATTAAGGTAGATATTGCTAATCCGCATATATTAGAAGATATGGACTATTTCATACCTGCAGCTCTACACTTTCAAAAACATAACTGTTATACTAAACTTTACCCTAATAGAAACCCTCAATCTGAATACGCTCAATTTTGGAAAGAAGAGAGTAGAAGGTGCTTAGAGGGGTATGTTAGAGAATCTGACGGTGAATGGGTTTCTGGTTATAATTACTTCTATTGGAATTATGCACCTATCATGAAGGTTGTTAAAGTAGGTGATGAAACAGATGAGGGTAAAGTTCGTTCAGAACGTATACACGATTTTGCTAATGTATGGGATTCAGATTATTGGTACTTTCATTATGTAGAACAAGGTGAGGCTAGTGGTCAATACGGCAAGGTACTTAAAACAAGGGGTAGAGGTTACTCTTTTAAAGGAGGTGCTTTAGACGGTAGGAACGCTATACACATTAAAAAGAGTAAATCGTATTCTATGGCCTTTGAGAAAGAATACCTCAACAAAGATGGTATCTTTAACAAAGCAATAGATGTATTAGATTGGAACGCTAGACACACACCCTTTCCTAGACTAAGATTAAAAGATTCTCAAGAGAAGATGCACGTTATCTTAGGTTATAAAGATTCTGATCTAGGTATTAATGCTGGCCAGTTATCAGAGATAATGGGTGTAACCCTTAAAGACAATCCAGATAAAGCTAGGGGTAAAAGGGGTAAGATTATTAAATGGGAAGAAGATGGTATTTTTCCTGGTTTAAAAAAAGCTTGGGGTATTGCACGTATGTCACTTGAGGACGGTCGTAACGTCTTTGGTTATATGATATCTTTTGGTACAGGTGGTACAGAGGGTGCGAGTTTTGAGGCATCTGAAGAATTTTTCTATCACCCAGGTGGTTATGGTATATTAGGTATAGAGAATGTATTTGATATGAACCCATCTGGAGAATGTGGTATGTTTATCGCTGAGTACATGAACAAAGCAAACTGCTATGACGCTAACGGTAACAGTGATGTCATTAAAGCTCTAGTAGAAACAATTGAAGATAGACAAAAGATTAAGAGAGAAGCTTCAGACCCGAATACTATTATTCAGGAGATGGCTGATAGACCTATAACACCTCAAGAAGCAGTAATGCGTAGAGAGGGTTCTATGTTCCCTGTGTACGATCTTAAACAAGTAAAAGGCGATTTAATTGTAAACAATAAACTACTGGACGCCTCTTGGAAAGGTAAAATGGTAGTCGAGAAGAACAAAGCTAAACATAAAGTAGTAAATACTATTAAGATTATAAATAAATTTCCCCATTCAGAACAACGCCCTGGTGGAGTTGAAATTTTTGAACATCCTATAACTGATGGTGAAGGAGATATTCCTAGATGGAGATATATTGCAGGGTGTGACCCCGTTGATGATGACGGTTCTGGTACTAACTCATTACTATCTACATTTGTAATGAATACACTTACTGGAGATATAAATAACTGAAGATTACTTTGAACAACAGAGGTTATTACTTAGTTATTACAATGCTACAATGAACTATGAAAATAATAAGAAAGGTTTATATGTTTACTTTAGAAATAAAAACTCCTTAAACTTATTATGTGAAACTCCTGAAATACTAAGAGATCATATGAATATTACTATATCTAAGATAGGTAATAAAAAGTTTGGAACACCTGCTTCCAAGTCTGTTAATAACTATGCGCTAGGTTTAATTAAAAAATGGTTACTTACTGAATCGTTATATCAAGAAGAGGAGAACCCTTTAGAAGCTACTCTTAACTTACACCGATTAAGATCCGTACCATTAGTAGAAGAACTTATAGCTTGGCATACAGATGGTAACTTTGATAGAGTATCAGCATTAGGTATGTTAATGATATTTAGAGAAGATATACACAAATTGCTTATAAACACTGATAACAAAAAGATTGAAGACAGAGGCCGAGATAAATTTTGGTTTAGTCAATTTGAAGATATGGATAGTAGCTATACATCAGGTGACTTCCCTATCTAATAATTCAAAAATAAATTGTATTTTTGTTTTTTAATACTTATTAAGACACTATGACAGATTTCATGACTAATTATTCTTTCCCTTCTCAGAAGAGATCTAATGCTAAGAAAACGCAAAAATGGGGTAAAGAGGTAATAGAGGCTTCCGAAGATTTAGCTCTTTTTAGAGATCCTCTAATAAGACAGTCTTATCAAAATAAGTTAACTAACTATAATCTATATAATGATATCCTAGATACTAGAGATATTGAAAAGTCTTGTAATCCTATGGGGTTAAAGCAAGATGCGTTTCCAGCTAAGATGCAAAACTACCCTTTGGTTGTACCGAAGATAGATGTACTTATAGGTGAAGAGAGAAAACGTAGATTCGAGTATTCTATTAGAGTTATTAATGACGAAGCTATATCTAACAAAGAACAAGCTAAGAAAGAAGAACACAAAAACTTTATTCTAAAGAAAATACAACAAGAGGGTGAGATTGATAAAAAAGCATTAGAAGATGATATCGAAAGATATAAATCTTATATGAACTATGAGTGGCAAGATCTTTTAGAGAGACGTTCACGACATATGCTTAATTATCTGTATCAAACACTTAATCTCAAAGAGATGTTCTCTAGAGGGTTTGAAGATGTACTTATTGCAGGTGAAGAGATTTACTGTGCTGATATAGAAGCTGGGTCACCTACTATGCGTAAGGTAAACCCACTTAATCTACACACATTACGTTCAGGTGAATCACCTTGGATTAATGATGCTGATATTATTATAGAAGATGGTTATTTCTCACATGGTCAAATATTAGATAAGTATCATGATGTATTGAAACCTGAACACATCAAAATGATTGATGAAGGTTTTCATTATAATAGTGATGATGGTTTTGTTTCTATAGGTGAGAGAGAACGAAGCTTCTTATGGAAAGATGGTTTAATAGATACTGATGCGGAAATTAATTCTCAATTTGGAGCTACATATGATGACGAAGGTAACATTAGAGTTATGCGTGTCGTATGGAAATCTAAACGTAAGGTTGGTAAACTTAAATACTTTGATGAAGACGGTAATGAGTTTGAGAAGGTAGTAGATGAGAGATATAAAAAGAAACCAGGTGAAGAAGTTACTTGGGTTTGGATTAATGAGTGGTGGGAAGGTACTCGTATTGGTGGCGGTGGTACTGGTAACGAAGATCGTAAAGCTATTTATGTAAAAATACAAAGACGTCCAGTACAATATAGAAGTATACATAACTTATCAGCATGTCATTCTGGGTATGTAGGTTTAGCGTATAACACTAACGTATCTCGTTCTAAGTCTTTAATGGATAGAATGAAACCTTACCAATACCTTTATAATGTATTCATGTACAGAACAGAGTTAGCGTTTGCTAAAGCTAAAGGTAGAATTGGTAAACTTAACTTAGCAGAGATGCCTGACGGGTGGAAACCTAAAAAGTGGATGCAATACGCTGAGATAAACGGTTGGTTAGTTACCGACTCATTTAACGAAGCTAAGAAGGGTGCTGCTCAAGGTAAACTAGCAGGTCAAATGTCTGGTAGTTCTACACACTTAGATTTAGATTTAGGTAACTATATACAACAGCATGTACTTATGCTACAGTTCTTAGAAACACAACTAGGTCAGATAGCGGGTATTACTAAACAGCGTGAAGGTCAAGTTGAATCTAGAGAAACTGTAAGAGGTGTTGAGAGAGCTGTATCGCAATCTAATATAATTACTGAAAAGTATTTTGGGTTACATGATTCAGTTAAAGTTAAAGCTTTATCTATTTTACTAGAAACTGCTAAAGTAGCGTGGAAAGGTAAAGAGCATATACTACAGTATATGACTGATGACATGACATCACAAACATTTAAGATTGAAGCTGATGATGCTGTCATGGATATTGATGCAGGGTTAATTTTAACTTCTGGTCAAAATGATGTAGAGCTTATGCAAGCACTTAAAGAGTTTGCTCATGCAGGATTACAAAATGATAAGATTGCATTACACGAAGTTATGGATATCTATATGAATCCTTCTATAGTTGCAACTAGACGTAAACTTGAGCAATCAGAGTTGAAACGTGAGGAGAAAGCTAGAGAGCAAAGTGAACAAGCTCAAAAAATGCAACAAGACCAAATCAAAGCTAACGAAGCTGCTCAAAAAGCACAGCAAGACTTTGAACTGGGTAAAATAGATAAAGAGTATGGTTATAAGATGCAAATCGAAGCCATGAAGGGTCAAATGAAAGTAGCTGGTGATCTAGATAAAGATAATGATGGTATTATAGATGAGTTAGAACTTGAGAGAGATAGAACTAAAAATAATATTGAACATCTTAAACTAGAGAGTGCTAAATCAATGCAGTCTTCTAAGTTACAACACGAGAAGTCTGAGAATGCTAAAGATAGAAAAAGTTCTGAGAAAATAGCTAACTCAAGACCTAAACCTACAGGAAGTAAGTAATAGCTATATGTTAGCTTAAAACATAATATTTTTTGTTAGAAGTTATACTTTTATTTATTACTTTTGAATTATAAACAATTAAAAAAACATTTAAGATGCCTAAAAACGGAGACAACGGGTTGTTTAATGATGTTAGTTTTGGAGATGCCTACATTGAAATAGATGCAGAAGGTAACACAACAAAAGTAGCAGAAGAAACAACAAATGCTGAAAGCGAAGAATCAGCAGCTAATACAAATAGTGGTAACGAGGGTAAGACTACCTCCACTACAACACCAGATCCAAACGAGGATTTGATAGAAATAAATACCCAAAGCGACCAAGAGGGAGGTAACACTTCTGACTCCAGCACAGAAGAAAATAACGCTGGTGATTCTTCTTCGTCTCCTTTCTCTTCTGTTATTGACGCTCTTGGAGCTGAGGGGTTTATTAATTTTACTGAAGAAGAACTAGCAGCTATCGAAGAGGGTAGTGAAGCTGAGTTTATTAGACAGAAGCTTAATGCTGAGATTGACAACAAAGTTAAAACTAGTATTACACCTAAACAAAAAGAAGCTCTTGAAGCTTTTGAGCAGGGTGTAGCTATGAAAGACTATGTTGAGAGTAACGCTAGAGAAACTACTTATGAGAACGTTACTTCAGAGCAGATTGATAATAATGAACAAACTCAGTTTACATTAGTAGTTCATTCAATGATGTCTAAAGGTATGAATAAAGCTGAGGCTGAAGAGTACGCTAAGACTATTCAAGATGTAGGTGACGATAAACTTAAAGTAAAAGCACACGAAGCTAAAACAAATTTAGTAGCTAACGAAAAGTTTAGAAGAGCAGAGATGGTTAGAGAAGCTGCTGAACAGAAAGAAATTGATAATAAGAATAGAGAAAAAGATTTAAATGATACTAAAGAGTACATTAACTCTCAAGCTCAAATTATAGAGGGTCTATCTTTAACTGACACAGCTAAAGAGAAGATTTATAAAAGTATGACTGTACCTGTAGGTAAAGATGCTGAGGGTAACCTTGTATCAGAGGTAGGTCAGACAAGAGGTAAAGACGCTAGACGTTTTGATATGCTAGTAAGTTATTACCACACATTAGGGCTTTTTGATGAGAAGCCTGATTTCAGCAAAATACAAAAGTTAGCTGAAACAAAGATAGCTCAAGGACTAGATGCTCTAGGTAAAACCGATACTGGTTTTATCGGTAGCGGTGGATCAAAATCTACAGAGTCTAAGGGTGAAGGGTCTGATACTGATTTAGGATTAGACTTTATTTAATAAATTAGAAACACAAATAAAAACAAAATAAAATGCCAAAAATTAGCCAGTTTCAGATGACTGAAGCAAAATCTTGGGCAGGTTTAACTACAAAGAATCACATTGGTGCTATCTTTGGTAACGAACCTCAAAAAGCTAGTAAGATGCTTACTAGAATTGCTCAAACAAATTTCGGATTAGATTTAGATTCATATCTAGATCAATTTACTCCTTTGTACTTAGATACAGATGATGACTTTACTTGGGACCTAGTAGGTTCAGGTAAAAAGAATATACCTTTAGTTGAAGCTAGAATCGGTGGTACTGCTATTACAGCAGCTAGTCAAGCAGGTTCAGCGTTTACTGAATTTGAAATGGTTTTCCCAGAACAATGGTTTACTGACGAACACGTTATTGTAGGTCATAAGAATGAGATTTACCAATTACAAATTCAAGCTGATCCAATTCCAGAAGGCACTAACTGGGTTTACAAAGTAATGCTTTTAACAGGTGACCCTACATTATTTGTTCCTTCTGAGGAATTAGCTGCTAATACTAGATGGTCTAAAGATTTCTCTCTTGTAGAGCAAACACTATCTAAAAAAGGTGGTGGTATTAACTTCACTTCTCCATTCAAAATGAGAAATGCATTTTCTATGATTAGAATGCAACATACTTGTGCTGGTAACATGATTAACAGACCAGTTGGAACTAAATGGCTTGGTGATGAAGGTAAAGCTTACACAACTTGGACTCAATATGAAGATTATGAGTTTGAAAAGCAGTATCGTGAAGAGAAGAATCGTCTTATCATGTATTCTAGAGCGAATAAGAAAGATGATGGTTCTTACGCTAACACTGGTAAATCAGGTAACATCAAGAAACAAGGTGCTGGTTTACGTCAACAAATGGAAGCTTCAAACACAGTTGCATACTCTGTATTCAACATTGACTTCTTATTAGATGTATTACTTGAGCTTTCAGAAGGTAAATTACCAACTGATGCTAGAGAGTTTATTATGTTAACAGGTGAAAGAGGTGCTGTACAGTTCTCTGACGCTATTGAAAATCACTCTCAATTATTTACTAAAATGAATGATGGTTCTAGAATTTATGGAGCTTCTTCTGCAAATGGTGCTAAAATGCCTCTTGGTTACGGTGGTCAATTCGTTGAGTACATGGGACCTCAAGGTATTAAAGTTACATTGAAAGTTCATTCTATGTATGATGATAGAGAAAGAAATAAAGTATATCACCCGTCTGGTGGTGTAGCTGAATCTTACAGATACGATATTATGGACGTAGGTACTTCTGATGGAGAACCAAACATCCGTAAGGTATATGTTAAAGGTCAAGAAGATTTCATGGGATACGAAACAGGTTTGAGAAACCCGTTCTCGCCAACAGGAGGTAGAAACGTAATGTCTCACTCAACTGATGGTTATACTATTCATAGAGGTTCAATCTGTGGTGTAATGGTAAAAGATCCTTCAAGAACTGCAACATTGTTGCCTAATCTTTTAGTCTAACCCAAATAAGCTAGTAGGGGTAGCAATACTCTTACTAGCTTTATTTAATAAATAAAAACAAAATGAGCGAAGAAGTACAAGAAGAAAAAAAGTAAAATTTAGCTTACCTAATAAGAAAGTTAAAGTTGTCCCTATTAGAAGAAAGGGAGCATGGTTACCAGTAGCGCACGAAGCGTCATTCCTATTTGGTAGAGCTGGTAAAAAATATACAGTTCCTTTAGCAAGTAAAGGTAGGGTTGCAAACCCACTTACTGCAGAAGAACAAAAGTATATTGAAAATATTATTGATAGAGATTTAAATCCGTATAAAAAAGTAAATGAAAATTACTGGATTACATACTTTGTCAGATTAACAAAAGATATTAGAATCTTAGATTTATCAGATCCTGAAGATTTCATAGCATGGAAAGTGTTATTGTTACAAAAGGATGAGATTATTGTAGGTGGTTCTAATAGGTTTAGTAAAGGTGGATTGAAGTATTTTATAGATGACTTGGACTATGAAGATAGATCACGTTCTCAATCTGCAACTGCTAAGAAAGATGCTTATAAGTTCTTTGGTATATTATCAGGTAAGGGTAAAACAGCAATGTCTGATTTCTTAACTGTTTATTACCAAAACAAACCAGGTAAGAGAGTACCTCAAGGGGTTAAAGCTGAATGGTTAGAAGCAGAACTTGATAAGTTAATAGAAGAAGATGTTGATGGTTTCTTAGCTATCTCATCTGACGCTGAATATGAAAACAAACTAATTATTAACAAAGCTATGATGTGCAGAGCAATTACTAAAGATGATGGTAAGTATTACCTTCCAGATAGTACTGTGATAGCAGATAGTGTTGATGACTTAGTTTTATGGATAAAAGATGGTCGTAATAGCGAAGAGTTATTACAAATTAAAGCTAGAATAGAAGCATAATGACAGCGAACACAATGGCAGATGAGTGGGAGGTTTACTTTGATAAAGTAACCAACAACGACTCACCAGGATATGAAGATACAGAGATTTCTCTTTTGCTTACTAAAGCAGAGGAGAGATTCTTTTTTCAAAACTATGCTGGACATAATAAGTTACAAGAGGGTTTTGAAGAAACTGAGAAACGTAGAAAAGATTTAAGTGAGTTAATTAATAACTCTGAGATCACAACAGCTTCTACTACTCAGTTAGGGATATTACCTAACGGTACATTTTATGATCTACCTGCTGATTTTCTTTATGCAATTAAAGAAGAGGTAACTATTGCTTCTAGTGACGCTTGTGTAAATGGTAATAGAATTAAAGTTAAACCCATTACTCATGATGAGTATACAGTTAACCTTGAGAATCCATTTAAACAACCATATGATGAATTAACTTGGCGTTTAGATTATAGTAGAGTAAGTTCTACAACTGATAGACGTCATGAGTTAATAACAGACGGTTCTTATACTATTTCTACGTAT